ACTATCCCTGTATCCTCACACTTAGGGCACTTAATTATTTCTTTAGAAATAAAACTTAAGTGTACCGATTGGTTTACTGCTCCTTCGAATATGCAATGCCACGGACATTTCTCTAACCATTTATAGAACTTATTTAGCTCTTTTTCTGGTATCCCTCCGCTTATTATATCCTTCTTTAATTCTATATCATTTATCATTCTTTTTCCTTTTTATTTGCGCTTCTCTAAGAGTCAGCCCCTTGTAGGGACCTGACCCTAGTTTTTTATTGAGTAGTCCTCCTGTTATTATACTACCTTTTTCTTTCTTCTTAATAAATTTACTTATATCAAACTTATTAGCTATAGTCATAGTGTAGTCCTTCTTCTCTTACGATTAAGTAAATACTCAGGGTTTAGTATCTGCCCCATCTTAGGGCCTTGATGATTAAACTCTTTTTTCTTTAAGCTATCTGTCAGTAGCCTATCGAACTTCTCTTTAACAGAATCCTTTTTCTCTTGCATCCCCCAATCGGGTTCATTGTACAAGAAACTCCTAGTCTTATCAACCATAATCCCACTCCTTTTCTTTTTCTTTAATAAACTTTAGTATAGCCTTGTAAGCATGGTGCTGCCCCAGTCTAAATGGGGTATTAGCGTAGTTAGAGTCTAACTCTTTATTACACTTTTTCTCTAGTTCAGCTAACAGGGTCCTAAGACGATAAGCTTCTTCATGATCATCCATTACTACTATCCTCCAAGGTTAACATAGTTATTACTGTCTCCGCTAATTTCTTTCTCCCATAGGCTATATCATCTTTATCCCTCAAGTACAAGTGTTTACTCGTATTACCACAAGCCTTTATCTCCTCCTCACAATAAGTTTTTACTTGTGCTACTACGTAGTCTAACCTAGTATCATTTAAAATAGACAGTAGTAGTGTCATCTCAGTACCATCTAGTTCCTCAAGTTTACTCTTAAGTTTGTCTATAGGACTCATAACCCTAACTTCCTAAGGGCTTCTAAGTACCCATCAGTCTCCTCTAAAGGAGGGTTAAGACTCCTCAACTTCTTTTTCCTCTCCTGCCAACTGGCCCAAGAACTCTGACAGTGTCCACTACCTAAAAGTAAATCAAAGAATAACACCAGGTTAAACTTTTCTTTTATCATTCTATCATAGTGTAAAGCACATACAGATTGATAGAGTTCTCCCCCTAGTATAACGTTAAGTAACAGAGTTAACCCTAGAGCTACCCTCCTAGTATACTTTATCATAGTATTCTCCTTTAAAGTTACTTTAGTACCCTTCAATATATTATTATATCACCCAAGGGCCACCCTCTTATAAGGGATCTTTAGATTTAGGTTTGTTTTTTAGGAATGTAACGTACTGAGGGTATAAGTCTAGGTTCTTCTCTGTAGGCTTCGTAACACTGTCCTTTATCAGCCATTTGATTAGCTATAGAATGAACGTGTTCTACTACTGCCATACAGAGTTCTCTGCTACGGAATCTCATAGTATTCACCTCCATGTTACTCGTAAAGAATACAAACATATAGTAAGTTACAGTTATAGTTACCGTCTCCATCTCGCACGCTCCTCTTCTAGTTCAGTTAAAGTTTTTTCATACTTATCTTTCATCTCAGTAGCTTCCCAGTACAACACTGCTATCAAGGCTCCTGCAGCTACACTGAGGGTTATTATTACTAGGGCTTCCATTAGAAAGTCACCTTAAGCTCAGGCCAAAACAGCCACAAAGAAAATAAGGTTAGTAACATTAGTACGAACAGTGTACTAACGAACCCCTCTCTGAGTCCTCTAGTATAGCCTTCAGCGTAAGCTCTGCTGGTTCTAGTTTTACCTCTAGTTGACAGTAACAGCCTATCAATTTCTGGTTCTACAGTTTTCCATTTTATTCTACTCATAGTAATCTTTCCGTATACTTTTTTAGAATACTTTTAGGTTTTATATATACGTGACCATTGCATACGCATACATAGAAAGAATTATTTATTAGATATCGTTTCATTATTTTCCTTTCTTTAGGGTAGTTTTAGGTTCGGCCTTTGTGGCCACTCAAGAGACACTCGCAGGAAGTTATCCTCGCTAATGTACCTCACTTAAAGATCTTAAAGGGGATCTCTAGACTTAGAATTTTGTGACTCTAAGACTAGAAGTCCCCCAGGGACCTTTCAGGGTCCCGGGGGTTGTTTTACTTAGCTAGCAGCTCTAGCTTTCATTAGGGCTTTTATAGCTTGTTGAGACAAAGAGGCCTCTTTCTCGGACTCGCTCTGTTGCTTCTCATAGGTATTAGCTTCAACTAACACTTGTCTACAAGCTGCAACGTTCTTCGAACGAGTTCCATCTTGATTTCGCCTTGAACTCACTTCCAGCGTCACTGCTACCGGTGTACCCGTAGGGATGGTTGTGCCATCTATAGCGGTGTGTGCCTTAGTCTTAGAATCGTATTCAAAGAACTTAGTCTCCTTAAAACGATTAGCATAAGCTGTCCAGTTAAGTGACTGCGATATAGGCAATCCTTTCTTTTCTAGCTTATCCTTCTCAGCTTGACTTAAGACTATCTGAGTCTGAGATCCAAGAGTTGAGTTAAAGTTAGCGATTACAATAATTTCATTTGAATTAGCCATAGGTTATTCTCCTTGTTGGCGATTAAACTAAGCTTATGCTTAGCTGGTACCGAATAGTACCACCCCAATACCCCGATCTCTCAGGGTACTGGATTGGTATTACCCTTGCAGTCTATAAATTTGACCGATGAAGTAGCTTCTCGCATCACTATCCTTATCAGTCTCACTTATCTTGTTGAGATAATAATACCTTAGCAACCTCCATTCGGTAGTTCCTTCAGGTATCTCTGAAAGATAACGATGACTCTCAGAGCCATCGCTATCCACGAAAGACGGGAGCATACGATACACAGCAGATTCCCACAAGACCTTGATGATATCCTCATCAGTGATCTTGCTCATGGGTTCCCACTCGTATGGCCCATCTTGTTCGCCGTAACACCAGAGGTACACCTGACAGATGTCCTCTCGCATCACAGCTATAGATGGATAATCTCGCATTAGCAAGTCCTTTCAATTTCAGGTTCATTATCATACCACCCTCTGTCTTCGGGTGATTGCTCTGCTTTCTGCCAAGCAGCTAACGCTTGCTTAACAGTAACGGTGTCTCTCTTGGTGACCCATTCCTCAAGCACAGGATTGCGCGTGTGGACAGTGCCATTAGAAAGAATATAGTATCTATCAACCATACATAATCTCCTTTGTTTTTGAGATGCCTCATCGGGCCGTGGTCTCTCACACCACGACGACATAGGCCATTATAGCCTACGTTTCGGCTTATTCTAAAGAACGTGTAAATTTGAACGATGCTTTCCTTCGATTTCTTCTTTTAATGATAAGTCATAAGAGTCTGAAATCGCCTCAAGGACTTTAGGATCCGCAAGATAAGAGTAAACTTTAACCTCATTTTCAGAATTTTCCCTTGCTAAAGAAGAATACTCTGAAGTCGCTCCCAACGATAAAGACACGAACTTTAATTCGTCATTAACGAAAACATGAAAGTACTCAACAATTTTGCACTTAAATTCCATATAAATCACCTCCTTTCAAGGTTGTTGGTTGTAGTACCGCCACGGCTCGTTGAGTTTGGACCTCAACTAGCAACACTTGAAGCTTTTCTGCTTCCCGCACCACACGGTGTGTCCTTGAGCCTATTTGAGTAACGCCTGGCGGAGGCGCAGGTGGCGCGGACGAACCCAACCACCGGGCCGAAGCCCTTCGGTCTCAAGAGACCTTGGAAGCCCACCCCAGGGAGAGAGGGTGAGCCACCAAGGCCCCCGCAGAACGGGGACGAAGGATTAGAACGACGGAGAAAAGGAAGCCGCACCAAAAGGCACCGACTGGATGGCACAGAAGAAGGGAGCACCCGGAAACTCCGACCAACCAGGGACGGAACGACACCAAGACACACCACCGCCCCCAGCAGCAGGAGCACCAGCCAACCAAACCGGACGGAACTCAAGAGAGCACGCACGGGCAAGCTGCCCAAGGAAGAGCCCAGCGGCCTCACCACGAGCACCACCCGGGAAACCCGAAGAGCGAGCCACCGCAAAACCGAAGCGACCGCCGGAAGCAAGCCAACGGACCGCCACGGAGCCAGGGAAACGCAAGAGACCGTCAACCACCGCAGCACCAGCCGGAACAAACGCAGGGTCGTGGGCAAGGTCCCACGGCACCAGCTGAACCGGAGAGCCCAAAGGACCGACGGGAACGAAACCACCGGCCTCCACAACACGACCAAACACACGATAAGACGCAGGACAACCCGCAAGCGGGTCAACAAAGAAAGAAGACATAGCAAAACCTCCAAAAAGAGAGACGGGAAAGCGCCCGCCGCGCACGCGCCAGAAGCGACGCAAAGGGGGGTCACGAAGGAACCGACGAGGGTACCCAAGACCCAACACCAAAACCTCTTTACACACAGAAGAAGAACCCCTTAAAAAGAAAAAGAAGTATAGATCCCCTATAGAACTGATCTCGATGGGTGTAGAAGATGAACTTAACAAAAAGACAAAAGTTAGAGTTACTACGCGAAAAAGCCCGAAGGGATCGCTTAAAGGAACAAGAAGAAAACTTTGCACTTTTTGCTAGCGAGCAAATTAAGATTATTACCAAGGACCCCTCAAAGGGATTCGTACCCTTTGAGTTCAATAAGTCTCAAAGTATAATAAACGATGCGCTAGAAAAACAGCGAAAAGAAACAGGGAAAGTAAGAGCAGTAATACTTAAAGCTAGGCAACAGGGTATTTCTACCTACTGTGCTGCGAGAGTATTCTGGAAGACTTACTTTGTGTCTAATACTAGGTCGGTTGTTATGGCACACGACAGTGCTACATCGGATGCCCTGTTCGATATGTCTAAAAACATTATTGATAGGATGGATGAATCGAAACCTGAAACTCACCGTTCTAATGCAAAAGAAATTAAATTTGCCCACAATGATTCGGGTTACCGACTCTATACTGCGGGAGCTAAAGAGGCTGGTAGGGGAACCACTCCTACAATTGCCCACTTATCCGAAATTGCGTTTTGGAATTTTGATAAGGAAATTTTAGCGGGATTATTCCAGGGAATATCCCAGGCAGATGGTACGGAAGTTATAATGGAGAGCACTGCTAATGGTGCTTCCGGAGAATTTTTTAGATTGTTTACAGATGCACAGAATGAGGAAAATGAATATATTCCTATTTTTATCCCTTGGTTTATTACGGAAGAGTATAGACGTGATTTACCTGCAGGATTTGAGTTGACTGTAGACGAGGAAGATTATAAAGAAAAGTATGATCTTGAAGATGAACAACTTTACTGGCGACGACTTAAGATTGCAGAATCCGGTGAAGATAAGTTTAGACAAGAGTACCCGGCAACCGCTGAAGAAGCTTTTTTAGTGTCGGGTAGTAGTGTATTTAACCAAGAGAAGGTTGGCAAGTTAATCCCGGTTAACCCTGAGAGTGTTAGGATCTTTGACGAGACAACAGGGTTTTTTGAAGAGGCCAGGAAAGGTCCACTAGGAATTTGGGTAGTCCCTAAGTACGACTCCCAGTTTATTATAGGCGCAGACGTAAGCCTAGGGGTGGGTCAAGACTATAGTTGTGCGGTAGTACTCGATATAGAAGGTAATGTTTGTGCTGTGTATAGAGACAACGTTATAGACCCGTCTAATTTCGGTGACGTTTTATTTTACCTCGGAAGGTATTATAATAATGCATTACTAGCAGTAGAGTCTAATTCCATGGGAGTAGCTACTATCACTCGATTACAACAAATGGGATACATAAACTTGTATCATCAGACTAAACGCTTAGTTACTATGACTGATGAAGAAGGAGCACGCCCCGGGTTTAGGATGACGACGGGAACTAAGCCTATGGTAATAGGTTATTTAAAGCGGGCGATAGACGAAGAAGATATCTGGATACCCTCTAGAGAGTTAATCGGAGAATTAAAAACTTATATAGCAAATGAAAGAGGGCAGACCGAAGCGCTGTCAGGGCACCACGACGATTTAATTATGTCCCTGGGTATAGCGTGGGAAGTTAGGCGTACTCATCTCGATAAATTGACTACCAATAGGGTTAACTGGAGAGAGCGTGCACCCTACATACAAAATGAAGATAATTGGTTGTGAGGTTAACCATGATTAAATACTTGAAGTCCCTAGTAACTAGATTGCTAGCTAAACTTAGACCCAATAAAAATAGTAAGCGTGTAGAAAATGAAAGAACAAGCCAAGAAAAACCTGTTAAAAAACCTAGAAAAAGCAAGAAAAAAGTTAGGCGAAATGCCGGGCGGAACAAATCTTAGTTTAATAGATTCTACAGAAAAAGCCAGGGCTATGCAACTCAACTCTGCTAAAGCTAGAAAAGAGAATAATCAAGCTAAAAAAGATGCTCAACGTTTATTGCAAGAGTTTAAAGAGCGTGGCGAAGAGATGGAAGCTCTAAACCTCAGTGGTTTACAGGTTTTAAAACTTATTATGGGTGACGCTATAGTTAAAGGCGATACTCGTACTGCCGCGACTTTAGCCTCTCAAATTGCCGAGTATGAAACCCCAAAGCTTACAAGGCAAGAAGTACACGCTACTACTCGGGATGTGTCGGATTTAAGCGATGACGAACTAAACGAATTATTAGTATTAGAAGGAAACTCAGAAGGGGAGACAGTAAACTAATGGGACAACCTTGGATTGTGCCGCAAGGCGTTAAAAATAAAAAGTCAGGTAAGACTTGGGATCCTACTAAAAAGAATAGTAAAGCTTATAATGAAACAAATAACTTTGAAGTAAAAGAAGATAAAGTTGGTAAACCCACTGAAGGTAGGTTTATTAATCCTAAGGTTAAAACATTTGAATAATTACTATAGAGTGCTCTGAGAAGCTCATGTGTGAGGAAATAGAATGGAAGATAATGCTGGTTATAAAGAAGCGGTTACCGATGAACAGGTAATTAAAGTTATCGATCAAGGTATACAGAACTCTGCTGGTGATTGGCTTAATTCTTCTGAAATGGCTGAAGAACGTAAGAAGGCTACCTATGAATACGCGGGAATGGCCGAACACCATCTAACCCCTAATGGTGTTTCTTCTATTGTGTCAACTGATACGACTGAAACAATTGAAGCTTACCTTGCTATTATAAGCGAATTAATGTTTAATAACAATAAAATAGCTCGTTTTATACCTTATAACGGTTCGCCTGCCGCACAAAAGTCTGCGGAAATGGCCTCTAGAGTAACTAACTACTGTATATTTAAAAAGAACAAAGGCTGGGAACTTTTAAATACTTGGGTTAAGTCTGCTTTACTTTGGAAAAACGCTATAATACGTTGGGACTATATGGAAGATGAGACCCATACGTTTGAAGAGTACGACGAAATAACCCAGGAAGCTTTAGACCTTAAGCTATCAGATTCTTCAATTGAATTAGTTGGAGAAATAACTGTAGACGACGTAGGGAACTACAGCAATGTTAGATTAAAGCGTACTATTAATAATAGTAAAGTTAAAATAGAAAATATTCCCCCAGAGAATTTTAGAATTACAAGACAAGCACAAACAATTCACGACGCTGATTTTGTAGGAATTCAAGTAGAAATGACTCGATCAGAGATTAGAGCGGAGTGGCCTGAAATTTCTAGTAAAGTAGAGAATTGGGCAGATCTTTCTAGCTCCGAAAGTTATGATGATTATAACCCTGAGGCAGCAGCCAGAGCCGATGTGTTAGGTCAAGCCTATTGGAGTGAGGAAGCGGGTACTCCTCTCGAAGCTAATTACCCTGTTAATGTTACTGAGTGTTGGGTTAAAGTAGACCGAGACGGTGATGGCATTGCAGAATTAAAACATTTTATTGTTGCGGGAACTACTATATTACATGAGGCGGATGCTAACTCTATTCCACTGTGTTCTATTTGCCCATTTGAAATACCCTACGAGTTTTATGGTTTGTCCGTAGCAGATATGACTAGGAGTTCTACCTTAGCTTCTACGGCAATACTAAGAGGTTTTGTTGAAAACACTTACCTCACCAACTATAGTCCTAAGTTGGCAGACCCCAACGTAGTAGACTTTAGTGCTCTACAAAATATGAAACCTAAAGATCTTATACCTACTAACGGAAACCCTACTGCAGCAGTATCTGCTTTACCGCCTGAAACTATTTCTTCTGGCACTGTACCTATACTAGAGTATTTACAACAAGCCAAAGAACAAGCTACAGGTGTTACCAAGGCAGCACAGGGAATTCAAGACGAGTTATACGTTTCAGGTAACTCGGAGGTTAAGTTAAAAGCTGTAATGGATGCGTCTCAAAAGCGTATACAACATATGGCTAGGCGCTTTGCAGAAACAGGATTTAAACAGCTTTGTGAAGGTGTTTATAAAACTATGAAAGAAAATATGGAAAGCACTAGTATTACCGGACCTGAGTACGGTGTACTAGACGTGGACTTTGCTTCTCTACCTGAGGCGATGGAAGTAGAGGTAGACGTGGATTTAGGAGAAAACTCTAATGCCAATACGAGAGATAAATTAACCCTGCTCGCAAAAGAATTTATCCCGTTGCTTAAACAAGCAGGCGCTGGAGATCTTGTAAAACCCGATGCCTTTGCTACTATTGCACATCAGATGTTAACTTCAATGGATTTATCTCCTTCTGATTATTTAAAAGACCATAAGTCAGCTGAATTTATGCAATCAGCTCAAAAGACTATGGAACAACAAAAGAAGGAAGCAGAAGAAGTTAAAAAGTTGGCTAAAGAAAAACAACAATCAGAAATTGATCAAGGTAAAGCTAATGTGCGTTATACTAATGTACAAGCTGATAATGCGTTACAAGATAACGCAAGACAACTTGCTATTGCTATAGACACTCACTTTCAAAAGTGGTCTGACATGACTACCAAAGCACAGAAGGATGGTATAGAACCGCCTGAGATGCCTAAGTTTGAAGAGATAATTGAAATGTCTAAGCGTTTATTAACCAATATGAGTCCCGCAAGACCATTACAACAAGAGTTAAGGCAAGTAGAAAGTTATGAAACTGAAGGTAATCAACCTCCAGCTCCCAAGCCCGTAGCTACAGGAGCAACACCAAACCTACCAATCTAGGATAACGTATGAAACAATATCGTGAAAATGCCGAGAAGAGGCTGACAAATAAAATGCACCCAGATAGAGCCGCCCAGGTAGCTTTATCCAATGCGAAGTTCTCTCAACAACAGAGAGAATCTTTTTTTACAGATGCTTATGGAGAAATCCTCGTAGATTTATTTCTTCAATGGCTAGCCACAGAACCTCATGAAAATAAATCAAGAGATCATCTGTACCACTGTGCTATGGCACTTGGTTCGATTAAAGAAAAGTTACTTCAATTTGAAACATACGGTAAAAATATCCAAAACCTTCAAACCACGAAAGGGAATGAGAATGGTAGTTGATGAAGAAAAAAGAGATGCAATAATAAAAAATATAGATACTATGGTAGGCACACAGCTTAACGTAGAATTTGCTGGACCACAGGGTCCATTTAGAATTAAACAAGCGGCAGTTGACGTAGCTGCTGCTTTATTTATTAGAGATTTTGTCGAGAAAAGTTTTCCCGACAGAAAAGTTCCTTCTGTAGAAAGGAAGGTAAGCAATGGCTGAACAACAAACCTCTACCCAAACGGATGATGTTAGTGTTACAGGCGGTAACGAAGATGCACAACTCAGCGACATTCTTAGGAATTCACCTCTGGCTCAACAAGCCGGAATTGTACCCATGCCTGAAGAATCTCAACCTGAGGCAGACGCGGACCCAGCGGAAGAAACCGAGGCTGAACAAGACCTTGCCCCGGAAAATGAAGCTGATACAAATGAAACAGATGAGATTGTTGAAGAAGAAGCTACAACGGAAGAATCAACTGAAGAAACGGAAAGCGAAGATGACGAGTCTACCGAAGCTGATACGTACTCTTTAGCGGATTTAGAAGATGTAATGGTAACCCACAAGATTAACGGTGAAGAGGTAACTCTACCTTTGTCGGAATGGATTGCTTCTTCTGCTACCAAACAACACTTATCAAAACAAGGTCGTGAAATCGGTGAGCAAAAGAAAGCTTTAGAAAAAGAGCGAAGTGAAAAACTTCAAGAACTTGACCAACTTGGACAAGTATTAGCTAATTCTTTATATGGTAACGAAGCAAAAGCTCAACAAGAGTATAATGAGTTATCAGAAAAAATAGTTAAAGCTGAAGAAGCAGATGACACCTATCAGATAGGTGAGCTAACCAAACAACGTAATAAGTCACAAAGAGAATACTGGGAAGCTAGAAATAGCAGAGAAAGTGTTTTAAAAGGTGTTCAAGAAAAACAGAAAGAAGCTCAACAAAGTGCCTTTCAAGATAGCGTTAAAAAATTCAATGAGGAAATACCTACTTTAATTCCTAATTGGAACGATAACGTAGCGAAAGAAGTACGTGAGTTTGCTATTGAAGAGGGACTACCTGAAGCATTGGTAAATGTTATTACAGATACTAGTATAATAAAATTTGTGTACGATTATAAGAACCTTAAAAAAGGTGTTACTAAGGGCGCTGAAAAGCGTAAAAACATTAAAAAACTTAAGACACCAGTTAAACGATCTAGACCTGCAGAAAAAGTCCAGTTAGATCGTGAGGCAATGATTAAGGCTCGTGCGTTTAAGGAAGGCGCTTCCAAGGAAGATCAAGACTCTTTTATGAAGCAGTATGCTCGTAAATCATTAGGAGGCTAAAATGGCGATTAATACTTACGCTACCCAAGGAGCTTCAGACAATAGGTTTGACTCCGGAACTTCTAGTGCGGCTGTTTCAGAGAATGAGGATCTTGCGAACTTCATTAGTATGATTACCCGCGCTGAAACCCCGTTTATGGCGGCTATCGGTAAAACAAAGGCTACCGGTATATTCCATGAATGGCAAACAGACGAACTAAATGATCCAACTAGTTCAGCTATGGTACAAGGTGCCACATTTGACAACGTTGGACCAGATGGTGCGACTAACCAAAACGATGGTGGAAACACTATTTCTAAGCGTAACAGAACACGTTTAGGTAACTATACACAAATTAACGGTAAAACCGTTGCTGTGTCCGGTACTAAGCGAGCAGTTGATCAAACTGGCGTTGCAGATGAGTATGCTTACCAGCTTAAAAAGCGTGGTACAGAGATGAGACGTGATATTGAACGTGACTTAGTTCATAACATTAACGTTTCTACTGCTGGTGCTCATAACACTAAAGGTTTGTTTGGCGGAGTCTATGCTTGGATTAATAGTCCAGATCATTCTATCAACGCAACTAACGCTCTGTTCAATATGCCTAATGCAGGCGTAGGTGGACAGACTTCTGATAGAGCGCAAAAACCTGCTCAAGGAACACACACTCTAGGTGTTAATGGTGCTACTGCGACTAAAGCACCTCTAGCACTTTCTGACGTGGACCAGGTAATGCAAAACATTTACGAAGGAGGTGGTGTAGCTACTAGAGCTATGATGTCACCAAAGAATAGAAGAAATTTCTCTTCTTTAGCGCAAGCTTCTGGAAGTAATGTTCGTCGAAATATTGACGACTCAGGCGCGTTGCGTGCTTCTGTAGACGTTTATATGTCAGACTTTGGCGATCTTTCTATTGAGCCAAACTACATTATGGGTCTTACTAATAGTGTTGCTCTACCTAACTACGATCACGCTTCTAACAATGTTTCAAGCATTGACTTAGCAAACTTTATGGTTCTTCTCTATGACCCACAGTGGTTTAAGATGGCTGTACTAAGACCGCTAAAAGAAGTTGACGTAGGTCAGCAGGGTGACTCAACTGTTGGAATGATTGTTGAAGAGCAAACAGTTCAATACAATAACCCAAAAGGTTGTGCTGCTATTTACGGTCTAAACGGATCATAATAACTTCCCACTCCCTTAACTTTAGTCCCCGGGTTAACCCCCGGGGCATTTTTTGGAGAAATAAATGTCTTTAATATTAAAAGTTACTAATAACTCT